AGAAAGTTTTCTATCTTAGCTACAATATACCTAAAACTTTCTACTTTGTCAATAGTTTTTGTAGATTTTTTTCTACTTAATTTTGGGTGAGAAATTATGAAGCTTTACGAAACCATTTTTCGATTGTGCGAGGATAAAGATATTTCAATAACCGCCCTCGAAGGCGAGTTGGGGTTGGGGCGTGGTCTTATTGGGAAATGGAGAAACGGTACTTCTCCTAACTTAGAAAAGCTCCAAAAGGTTGCTAATTACTTTCATGTAACCATAGACTACTTAATAACTGGAGGGCCACTAAATGGTGATGAGTCGGTCAGGACAGGTGTAGAATCTGCTTCAGAACCGTTTGTTTTTTCGCTGGACGAAGAGCAGATAATTATTTCATATCGCAACGCTGATGAAATAACTAAGAGTATGGTTAGGCGCTGTTTGGGAATTGATTACGAAGAAGAGTTAGTGCCCGGGCGTAAAGCTGCTGAGAAAATTGCGGCTGAGTTTTTGGACGCCCCCGCCGCAAAATCAAAATAGCAAATGTATGAGGCCGCCCTGGCCTTCTGGGTTCGTGGTAATAACTAAAATTTTTAACTTTACTATGTAGACTGCGTAAATGTTATTATCTTCAATATACCTGTAATGTCTGTAACACACTTTTATGACTTCCCTTCTAAGTTTAAGGGGCGTCCTTGTGTGAATTTTAACAAAATTATTGATTGGTAAATAGCGGTAACTTATGGTAGGTTTATCCATAAGTTACAGGATGTAACAATTTAGCGTTTAGATAGGAGATTTGTCATGAAAGAAAAAGAATTTTATAATGGTGAAACTTGGGAAGAGTTCGAAAAAGCTAAGCTGGCAGGCGAATTGGATTCTGATAAAGAGTCTCAGTTTGCAGATCCAGAATATACCACTTGGGAGGAGTTCCAAAAACAATCTAATGTGGAAAATACTGCGAGTGGCTCACGTTCTCAAAACTCATCAAAAAACCTTTTTCGAAAAATTAGCGTAATTTTTTTATGCGTTTTGTTGTGGGTTGCCTTGTTAGCAGTGTATGTATTTTGTATCTTTTATCCAACAGTAGAGGCAATTAATATGCCCGTAGACGGCATATTGGCCATATCAATGGATTTAATATTTTTTATAGCCTCTATTATTATATGTGTTAAAGTGGGTAAGACTCCCTTTCTTAAAGCAAAATTACAAAATCTTGAAGAGGAATTTAATAAAGAAGCGTGTGGAGAACAGTCTGGTTTTAGCTCGAATAGTGCTCCTGTTTACAAAACAAGTTCTGCAAGGGTACCTCTGAAAGTGGGTGCAGTTCTGTTAGGTTGCTTTGCTTATGGCCTTATTGTAACAAGGCTTAAGTCTTTAGGTATCGCACCAGGAGGTCTATTAGCAATCGTGATAGCTGCGCCTTGCATATGGTTAATGAGATTTCTTTCACCAAATGCGGGCTCGAAATATTCTCCGACAACTTATGTCGTTGCAAACCCCGACAAGGGCAACTTCGACAAAAATCCCCGTTCTGAAGATTATAATATCAATTATAATACTTCTTCTACTGTTCAAGTTAAAAAAACTAAAACGAGTGCAATTACCTCGTCTTTTAAACTTTCTTTCAAGGGAATAGTGGGTAAAATATGTGGGTCAATTTTTGTGTCTGTCCTGTCTTGGGTCTCATATTTTACAGCCATGGAGTTTTACATAAGAAGCTATGTTCGTGGTGTTGTAGATGTACGTGCCAATTATTATGATTGGTCAATATCAAAAGTCCATGAGCGTTATGATGGTTTAATCTTTACCATAAAAACTGGTGCAAGTGAAAATCCTTTAGATAGTACTATATTTGATGAATGTTATTTGGCCGTAGTTTGTGGTATAACAGTTCTTTGTGTAGCATTTATAGTTTTTTCAATCGTTCATAACAATAGGAGAAGGGATAAAATGTGACTGATTTAATTTCTGAAAAAGAAAAATCGTTTGAAGATATTAAGCATATTGGTGATGACGGGGTAAAATTTTGGTATGAGTGAGAGTTGCAAGTAGTTCTTGAATATACAGAATGACGTATTAAAGTAAAAGGCGAAGATCTTAGATATCTCTCCGCCTTTTTTGTTTCGGTTTTAATTTTCTGCTTCATAATCCCGTTTGAACTATCTTGCAAATTCTGGCTTAGGTATCGAGAGCCTCCATCATTTTTGCCACGCTGTCAAATGGGCCGTATATATCCCCTTCCTTTTCCGCCTCCTCCATAGCCCCGTAGGTAGCTTCATTAGGCTCACTGGGTTTTACTTCTGCACAAGTTTTCAATAAATTCATAAAATCACCCTTTTCATTTAATATGATTAACTTCCAAAATAAGTCAGAAGCTTATTCTTCCACACCTTCACTCTCAAAAAACTGTGCAACTGTCATACATTTAGGGCGTTCAAGCTCGAGACTTAAAAAATCTTTATCGCCTGTAAGAATAATATCCACATCAGATACGATAGCCGCGTTTAATATCGGTTGGTCTTTTGCGTCGCGAATAAGCTTTTCAGCATGATCCACCGCCGGTATCAATTCATACGACATTTCTGTCAATAGTACTTCTGCGTCAGGAAGGAGCTTAGGCGACTTCTTATTCAATATCTCCCTAAGCTCCATAATGTTTCGATCACATAAGACGATCTCGTGATTGTCCGCAACATACAAAAGCGCTTTTGCTGGTTTAGACCGTGGTAGTAGTAACGCAGAAAAAAGAACATTTGTATCAATCAATATTCTCATATTATTTTTCCTTTCCGTATCGGATTTCATCTACGAGAGCCTGAATGTCATCTTCGGTATATACACCCATTTCTTCAGCGGCTCCGTTGAAAGCAGCCTGAGCCTTGCGGATTGCTTTAGCTGAGGCATTTCTCACTACAATTTCTCCGTCTTGTTTTTGGAAAAATAGAACTTTATCCCCCGATTTCAAACCAAGCAATTTTCGTATTTCTATAGGAACTGTAATCTGCCCATTTGCGGAAATTTTCGCCAAATTCATAAAATCACCCTTTCTATTCTTTAAAAATAAAGAAAACTTGATATTTCTTATATTATACCCTAATAAACAGAAAAAGTAAACTTGCTTGCATAATTTTTTCTTCCAAAATTTAATGTCTATGATCTTATTATTGCTAAATACATTTTGACATCGCGAACGTATAATAATATAATCCTTATAACGACGTTTGTTTTATAAAAAGGAGATGTTTGTATGCTTGAGAAAATCTTAAGAGTAGCGTTATATATACGTGTTTCCACTCAGGAACAAGTTATGCATGGCTATTCGCTTGAGGCTCAAGAAGCTGCGCTCTATGATTGGTGTAAAAATTTTAAAAATGACAGAGCATATAAAGATTATGACAGCATTGAGATAGTAGACATTTTTAAAGATGAGGGTAAATCTGCTTTCAAGCCATGCAAAAAACGTCCTGAATTTATGCGCCTGATAAATGACTTCGTAATCCCTGAAAAAGTCGATCTTATCATTTTTATAAGACTCGACCGCTGGTTCAGACGCGTGGGCGAATATCATGAGATGCAAAAAATATTAGAAGATCATAATGTCCACTGGAAAGCAATTTTGGAAGAATATGAAACTGCCACCAGCAACGGGCGGTTTATGGTTAATATAAAAATTTCCACAGCCGAGAATGAGGCTGAAAACACAAGGAACCGTATATTGGACGTAAATAGATATAAAAGAAGAATAGGCAAAGTAATGTCCGGCAATCAGCCCTTTGGATATACCGTCGGTATTGTCGACGGATCCAAGCGGCCTGTAATTCATGAAATTAAAGGCAAAATCTACCGCGATATGATTTCTTATTTTTTCCTCTCCGGTTCCGTCGGAAAAACTGCTGACTATTGTAATCAAAAATATCACATGAACAGCAACTACAGCTGGTATAGTAAGGTTCTTAACAATATCGATACTTATCTTGGGTATAGTGAGGGTATCGGCGGATACCGCCCTCCCCTTCTTTCCTTAGACGAGGCGGAAAAGCTCAGGAATCTTCTCGGAAATAATGCTCGCCGGCCAAGGAGCCAGCGAATATATATTTTCTCAGGACTTTTAACATGCCCTGTTTGCGGTAATCGTTTGACATCCTGTATATCTGTATATACAAATTCAAACGGAAAAAAGAAATATTACAAGCGTTACCGCTGCCAAAATGCGAAAGTATCACATCTATGTTCATTTGGTACATCTTTCAGCGAGCGAAAAATAGAAGCTGCGTTGCTAAAAGGTGTAGGTTCAGCTTTTGCCGATTTTGAAACTGCTTGCCAAAAAAATATGAAAAAGAGCAGGGATAGCGCTGAGGAGCTGAAAAAAATCCAAGGACAACTTGATCGCTTAAACAAGATTTTTTTAATGGGCAATATTCAAGAAGATGAATATGAAGCCACTTCTTTTTCTTTAAAGAAGCGTATGGAAAGTCTTCGCCTATCCCCAAGTAGAATTGACAAAAAAACGGCTGACCTTTTAAAAACCGGTGAATTTATTGATTATTATAGGCTCCTCGATGATGAACACAAGCAGTTTTTCTGGCGCGGAATAATTAAATCAGTGACCCTCTGTAATGACCATTCTAACATGATCTCATCTATTCTATTTTTATAATTAGTTGTAACTACTTCAATCCACAGGGAATGAAGTAGTTATAACCAAAAAATATCAGGATGTTATATCCTGATATCAAATAAAGGCAGTAAGCAAACAACCTGCCCGTTTAAATCTTAAAAGTTCTACTCTTTATTGTCATCTACCCAAAACTTAAAAACGCCTGTAGGGTGATATATTCTAACGCCATTTCTGGTTATGTATTTTGAATATATATACATATTGTTACCTCCTTGTAAATAAATTAACCCTTTTTTTCAGGTTTTTACTTGCAAGATGGATTATTCTCTGATAAAATAAATTTAGATTTTGATCAGGGTTTGCTTAATAGTAACCTTGCAAGTTTTATTTAGAAAGATAGGATGGCCGTCCTATCTTTTTATTGTACATAGATATTTTCTTCGAATTGATTCAATAAATCTATCTCCTCTTTTCTATAATTTTTCCCACCATACATAAGCCACTTTTTGTAATAATTAAATGAATATGATGCACATTCATTTGACAGATCAAAGGATTCTGCTAATTCGAGATAATCCTCTGGCTTTTTTTCATGAACTAATGGTGGCGGAGCCAATGCATATTTAGCAAAGAAATTCGCCTCAGATTCAGCAAGGTCACTTGCTTCTGCATGGTCTAACACAACGTGTCCAATTTCATGCATTATAGTAAAGCGAACCCGCTTTTCAGGTCTGTTTTCATTGTAAAAAATATACTTCTGCATACATGTGAAAATACCTACTTTTTCCTTCGTCAACATGTAGAATCCATCTTGGCTGATTTCCATAGCCTTTCTTTTGCCATCTGGCGTTAGAGACGAATAAGGCTTCAATATAATATCCATTTTTATAGCTATTTCGAAGCAATCAATAGGTATATTCCTAATATTATATTTCTTAAATGTTTTTATAACTACAGAAATTATTTCTTTGCATCTATCCTTTGGTAATTGCAATATGTTTCCCTTTCTCTATTCTTCATTAAATAACACATTCAATAATTCTTTTTTCTGACTCTTAGTCATTTTATTTGCATTTCTTGCTATCAACCTGCATATTTGTGGGTAGTCTTTCTCGATATTCCCATCTTCTTCATTGCCTAATAAATAGTCAGATGTGGTGTGCAAAGCCGTTGCAATATTAGCTAAAATACTACTCTTAGGAGTTCTGTCACCGGTCATATATCTTGAAATGGTAGCTTCAGTAACCCCTATACGCTCGGCAAGTTGTTTTTGGCTCAACCCTTGCTTCCTCAAAAGGGTGACAATTCTTTCTCCCGTAGTCATTTTTTCAATCTCCTTTTTATCATTCTTTTTAATTTTCTTATTGTTTTTCCTTTTCTTACCAAAAGTATAATTCATACTTACCGTTTTGTCAACTTATTTTTTTCTATAAATCGTTTTAATTTTAAGATATTTCT